CACCCCCCCCTGTGCGAGTACGTCCACCTGATACCCTTATCTGGGTTTCACGCAAACGATTTCATAATTTTCATAGGGGGGGTACTATTTTTTTTCCGCTAGGGTCCCCTCAACCCATGTACCCTATATTTTCTTGGTTTGTTCTGGTACCATAGAAACAGGGGGCAGCATTATGACACCGAGACAACGGGACGTACTGGAGTTTATAGACCACTACTGGCAGCAGAATCATTGTGCTCCGAGCATGGAAATTATTTGTCGGGAGCTGAACATGAACTCCAAGTCTAATATCCACAGGATCATCCATTTACTCATTGATGACGGCTATTTGAGTATGAAGCCGAATCGTCCTCGTACCGTCCGAGTTGAAAAAATACCGTGGGAACGCTTGACGAACTTGTGAAGAGGGGGTAATGTGCTATGGTCGAGAGAAAAACCATCTCTAGGAATATACTAGGTACTAGAATTAAACTAAGTTTTTTTATAGTTAGTTTAGTTCTAGTTACTAGATACATACTAGAGGGATTTAAGTTTAGTCCCTCTTCCCGCTTGGGCTTTATTCACATAATCTTTGACATACTCTCCAGAGATTCCACGGGTCGAGGGGCTTCTTGTTCAGAATGCAGAATATAATTTCACAGATAAACCAGTTGCCTTTAGTCCAGCAGAAAGAAATGCTGAAACTATTGGAAGACTATGAAGAGGCGAAGACACGGGAACAATGCCGTGCTTCTTATATGCCCTTTGTGCGGGAAATGTGGGCAGCGTTTATCGAAGGCAACCACCATCAGATTATGGCGGAGGCTTTTGAAAAGGTTTCACGAGGTGAATTGAAACGCTTGATTGTTAATATGCCTCCCCGACACACCAAGTCAGAGTTTGCCTCGTACTTATTGCCCGCATGGTTTCTGGGAAACTTTCCTGAGAAGAAGGTTATCCAGACCGCACACACGGCAGAGCTGGCGGTAGGCTTCGGACGTAAGGTGCGTAACCTAGTCGGCTCGGAAGAGTTTAAAAAGATTTTTCCCAATGTGGCTTTGCAAGCGGATTCAAAAGCTGCGGGTCGCTGGAACACAAACCATAACGGCGAGTATTTTGCGATAGGGGTTGGCGGAGCGGTAACGGGTAAAGGAGCCGATCTGCTGATTATAGATGATCCGCATTCTGAACAGGAAGGTCAGTCGGTAGACCCTGCTGTCTTTGACCGTGTGTACGAATGGTACACTTCAGGTCCACGACAGCGACTACAACCTGGCGGAGCCATCGTGGTCGTGATGACCCGTTGGCATAAGAGGGACTTAACAGGACAAATACTCAAGTCTTCCATAGAGCGAGCTGGAGCAGACGATTGGGAGGTTATAGAATTTCCTGCCATCCTACCTTCGGGTAAGGCACTGTGGGAAGAGTTTTGGCATCTGGAAGAATTGGAGAAGTTAAAGGCAGAACTGCCTGTCTCCAAATGGACCGCCCAGTATCAGCAAGACCCAACGGCTGAAGAAGGTGCGATTGTCAAACGAGAATGGTGGAAAACGTGGGAAGAGAAGGAGCCGCCGAAGTGCGAATTTGTTATTCAATCTTGGGACACGGCTTTTCTTAAAACACAACGGGCGGATTATTCAGCCTGTACCACTTGGGGTGTTTGGTACAACGTGGGCGATGACGGTTATTCGCAACCGCAACTCATCTTACTGGACGCATTCAAGGACCGCATGGAGTTTCCAGAACTGAAACAATGTGCGTTTGATACATGGAAGTCATGGCAACCCGATGCTTTTATCATAGAAGCGAAGGCTGCTGGCAGTCCCTTGATCTTTGAATTGAGGGCGATGGGAATACCCGTATCGGAATATTCACCGTCCAGAGGCAACGATAAAATAGCAAGAGTAAACGCTGTTGCTGATTTGTTCGCATCTGGTTCTGTGTGGGTTCCCGAAAGGAGATTTTCAGAAGAAGTAATAGAGGAATTTGCTGCGTTTCCGAGCGGCGATCACGATGATTTGGTGGATTCCAGTACGCAGGCTTTACTGCGTTTTAGGCAGGGCGGCTTTATTCCGCTTGCCACCGATGAAGCGGATGAGCCTTTATTGTATGACAGACGAGCAGATTATTATTAGCAATACGGGAGGACGTAATGCCAGGACCAGGAAGTAGACAAAAATATCCAAGAGGATTACTGTGGCGTATGAAACAAAACAGGAAGAATAAAGGGAAAAAACAGAAACGACCAGAAGGACCACAAGGAGGCGGCGTTGATCCAGAAGCAGGAGCGTTCCCTGGGATACCTGATGAAAGACCACCAGGTAATGCTTCAGGCGGAAAGGTTGGAGAATACTCTTCAGGTGGAGTGGTTTCTTGGCAAGATTTAGTTAAAAAGAAATATAGTTCTTAGGAGAAAATTATGGCTGAAATTAAAACAGAAAAGAACGGCTTGGCTACTTACAAGTATGTCTATAAGAACCCCAGACCCTCAGAGAAGGTTGACGTAGAGATGTTTCAAGATCAAGTCAAGCGTAAATACAGTGATGGTGGAACCACAGAAGGAAGAACAGGACTTGCAGGAGGCGTATATATTGGTGATCATGTTAACCGCCCTGGAGGTCCTCAAATAAGACAAGTATTTAAGAAACAAAGAGGTTATGGTAGAGCACACGAAGGAAAAAGAGGTGCTTCTAAAGGCGGTAAAGTTTAACAACAAAAAATAGGAGCAGTTATGTCTATTTGGAACACAGTAAGAACCAATATTAGAGCTGGCATTAAATGGGCTTTTTCAGGTTATGAAAAACCAAAGTCAACGAAGTCTGAGGCTTCAGCCGTAATTAGAAGAAAGGCTGAACCCAAACCAGTTGCCAAACCCAAAACAACTACCAAGCGGGTTCGTGCCCGCACTATTAAAGGGCGTTACAAGGGAGATGATAAATCCACTCCCGATGTTGATGAGGCTTGGACTACAGTAAAAGTACCCGTGAAGCGTGTCGATAAAACAAAGAAGTAATTTATGGCAATAGAAAAGCAAATTCCGCCCACGAATGGCGAGATTAAGGACGAGGAATTGGAGATTTCCATTCTGAATCCAGAAGCGGTTGGCGTGCAAACCGAAGACGGCGGCATGTTAATCGACTTTACGGACGGCGAAGATGAATTTGCAGGTGGCTTTAATGACAATCTAGTCGAATTGATGGAAGAAGGCGACCTAGACTCTTTAGGCAGTGAGTTGATCTCCCAATATCAAGGCGACAAGGACTCCAGACAGGACTGGGAAGAAACTTATCGCAAGGGTTTAGACCAGTTAGGCTTGAAAATTGAAGATCGAACAGAGCCTTGGGCAGGAGCTTGTGGTGTCTTTCACCCATTATTGACAGAATCGGTAGTACGTTTCCAATCACAGGCAATATCGGAGATTTTTCCCGCCGCAGGACCTGTAAAAACACAGATATTAGGGAAACTTACGGACGAAAAGGAAGAACAGGCGTTTCGGGTTCAGGATTACATGAATTATATGCTGACGGAACGCATGGTAGAGTACCGTAGCGAGACCGAAAAGCTATTATTCAGCTTACCCCTAGCAGGATCGGCATTCAGAAAGATATATTACGACATTAGCATGGGCAGACCGTGTTCTATCTTTGTGCCTGCCGAAGATTTAGTGGTTTCTTACGGAGCCAGTGACTTATTGACCGCTTCCCGTGTCACTCAGGTGATGAAGAAGACTAAAAACGACATCAGGAAGCTACAAGTAGCAGGATTTTACCGAGATATTGAATTACCCGACCCATCCCCCGATATTGACGAAGTTAGACGCAAATACGATCAATTAACGGGAGATAGTCCAAATTATAGCTTCGATAGACGCTATACGTTGCTGGAAATGCACGTTAATTTAGACTTAATCGGCTATGAAGACACCGATAGCGAAGGAAATGAGACGGGAATCGAACTCCCCTATGTTGTCACCATTGATTTAAGCTCAACTAAGGTATTGTCCATCTATCGTAACTGGTATCAGGACGATACACAGAAAATGGCGAGACAACACTTCGTCCATTACGAATATCTACCAGGTTTAGGCTTTTATGGCTTCGGTTTAATCCACCTAGTCGGTGGTTTATCCAAGTCAGCAACCTCATTACTCAGACAATTGGTTGATGCAGGTACTCTGTCCAACCTTCCTGGTGGTTTGAAGTCAAGAGGACTGCGTATTAAGGGCGATGATTCCCCCATTATGCCTGGTGAGTTTAGGGACGTGGATGTCCCAGGGGGTGCTATTAAAGACAATATCACTTTCCTTCCGTACAAGGAACCAAGCGTGGTTCTGTATCAGTTACTTCAAACCATCGTGGAAGAAGGACGCAGGTTTGCTTCCGTAGCTGATATGAAGATTGCGGATATGAACAATGAGGCTCCTGTGGGAACCACATTGGCGATTATGGAACGCAGCATGAAGGTCATGTCTGCCATTCAAGCCAGACTCCATGCGGCGATGCGTAGGGAGTTTCGTATTCTCACTAACATTATCAGGGATCAAGGTCCAGAAGCCTATCCGTATGAAACCGCAGAAGAGGAGGCATTGGTAGCCCAAGACTTTGACCAAAGGGTTGATGTGTTGCCCGTTTCCAATCCAAATGCTGCCACCATGTCCCAGCGAATTATGCAGTACCAAGCGGCTTTACAGCTTTCTACTACGGCTCCACAGCTTTATGATCTGCCCGAATTACACCGTCAAATGCTTGATGTATTAGGCATTAGGGATGCGGCTGATCTGGTACCGTCAACCGATGATATACCGCCATTAGACCCAGTGACCGAAAACATGAACATACTGAACAATGTGCCCATACAGGCGTTTGAGTATCAGGATCACGAAGCTCACATACAGGTTCACATGGCTGCCGCCGAAGACCCGAAGATACAGGAACTGTTATCCCAGTCGCCGAATGTTCAAGCCTTACAGGGAGCGTTTGCGTCTCACGTTACTGAACACATCGCTTTCCAATACCGCCGAGAAATAGAAAAACAACTCGGTGTGGAGTTACCGCCGATTGGAGACCCCCTTCCAGAAGATGTGGAAAAACAATTATCAGCCCTAACCGCAGCCGCCGCCGAAAGACTGTTGGGCAAAGACCAAGCCGAAATGCAGATGCAACAAATCCAAGAACGTATGGAAGACCCAGTTATTCAGATGCAACAAAAGGAATTGGCAATCAAGGAACAAGACGTGCAGCGTAAGGCTTTAGAGGCTCAGGCTAGAATACAGGCTGACTTGCAGAAAGCTAGGGATCGTAACGAATTAGACGCTGAAAGAATTGACGCTCAAGAACGTATAGCGGGAGCTAAGATCGGAGCGGATTCAGCGAAACAGGCTTTGGAAGCGGAAATGGAAGGAGAGGAAATCTCCAGCCGAGAACGCATCGAAGGAGCAAAAATAGGAGCAGAAGTGGCAAAAGAATTAATGAAAGAAGACGATGGCTGATGCCTCGTATGAAAACAGTTTTGATTACTTACGCAAAGTATTGCGTAATAAAATGAACGAAATAGCCGACAACATCTCTACTGGAGGTGCTGTTGACTTTCCCGAATATAAGCGAATGTGTGGGATCATCGAAGGTCTCGCTACTGCTGAACGGGAGTTGCTCGATCTTCAAGAGAAGATAGAGCATTCGTAACGTCCGTAAGGACGCAGGGGGAACTACGACCCCTCGTGAAGTCGTTGCAAAAGGAGAGAAAATGGAAGCAGAAATAGCTACCAACGGAGACGGTGTAGAGGAAGAGGTTACTACCGCTTCACAATTACCCGAACCGTGCGGTTGGAAACTTCTGATTGCAATTCCCGAAGTTGAAGATAAAACCGAAGGCGGTATTATTAAAACAACGGAGGCGATGCAGGAAGAAGGCTTATCCACCGTGGTTGGCTTTGTTATGAAACTAGGACCATTAGCCTATCGAGATATTGTCAGGTTCCCTACGGGACCGTGGTGTCAAGAGGGCGATTTTATCTTAATGCGAGCGTATTCTGGAACAAGAATTAAAATTCATGGGAAAGAGTTCCGTTTAATTAATGACGACACCGTGGAAGCGGTTGTCGATGATCCTAGAGGAATAGCCAAAGTATGAATATAGAAGCTAACCAAGAGACCACAGAAGAGAAAGTAGAGGAAAAGGTCGATTTACCTCTCGATGAATTTGGGTTCGCAGAACCCACCACCATTGAGAGTCCCGATAAATCCGATATTGAAATCGAAGTGGTCGATGACCGTCCCGAAGGGGATCAGGTCACAAAGAAAGACCCAGACGCTAAAGCCCACGAGGAAGAGCTTGAGGACGTTAGCGGCAGGGTACAAAAACGTATTGATAAACTCAAATACGATTACCATGAGGAACGCCGAGCTAAGGAGTCGGCAGAACGAATGCGGGATGAAAGTGTTCGTTATGCCCAGCAAGTTGCTCAACGAAACCAAGAACTTCAGGGTGTTTTAGCTGAAGGAGAAAAGGTTTTTGTTGAGACAGCCAAGTCCAAGGCACAAGGAGATTTGGATTCGGCAGAAAGGGATTATAAGTTGGCGTATGAAGCAGGTGATACCGATGCCGTAACACAAGCTAATAAACGCATGATGCAAGCTCAGTCTCATTTGATGCAGACAGAGCAATTTGTGCCAACTGAACCTCAACAACAGCCTACTGCTCCACAGCAACGGGCAGTTCCGCAGCCAGACCCGAAAGCACAGGCTTGGTTGCAAACAAATACATGGTTTGGTCAGGACAAAGAAATGACTTCTTTTGCGTATGGCGTACACGAGAAACTCGTGACTGAAGAAGGCGTTAGTCCAATGACCGATGAATATTACGAGAAGGTAAACGCTCGTATGAGACAAGTATTTCCAAATAAATTTGATGGGGAGGAAACCTCTCGGCAGACTGCGACCCATCAAAGCACATCGACAGTAGTCGCTCCTTCCACACGGAACAATAGCGGCAAACCTCGCAAAATGCAGCTTACTGCCACTCAGGTCTCTCTCGCAAGGAGACTTGGGTTAACACCAGAGCAATACGCCAAACAACTCATAAAGGAGATGTCATAATGGCTGAAAATGAAGAGCGTAGGTTAAGCGGGGAAGACCCATCCCGTGAATCACCAAAAGAGAGGGAAGACGTACAACGCCCCTCTGACACTTGGGTCCCACAAGGCGTTTTACCCGAACCAGAACCGCAGGACGGTTATGTGTTCCGATGGATCAGGACTACCAGTTTAGGTCAATCGGATAACACTAATGTGTCTATGCGTTTTAGGCAAGGATGGGAACCCGTGAAAGCGGAAGACCATCCCGAACTGAAGATCGTGTCAGATCACGATTCTGCGTTTGAAGGTAATGTCGAAGTGGGAGGTTTATTACTTTGCAAATGT